GAAGCGCGACCTTTTGGAACCGGAAAGTCATCCTTGTTTCCACCCCGACCACTCAGGGCGCGTCGCGCATCGAAGCTGCATACGAAGAAAGCGACCAGCGCCGCTTCTTCGTAAAGTGTCCAGATTGCGGCGAGCATCAGGTGCTCAAGTGGTCTCAGGTGCACTGGGACAAAGATCGGCCAGGCACAGCGCACTACGTCTGCGAACACTGCGGCAGTTGCTGGAACGACGCAGCTAGGTTTCGCTCGGTCAGGTATGGAGAGTGGAGAGCCACCGCGCCAGGAGACGGAAAGACCGCGGGCTTTCACCTGAACGCTCTTTATTCCCCTTGGACCACGCTTGAAGATGGTGTCAGAGATTTCCTGACCAGTAAAAGTGATCCGATGAGGCTCAGGACCTGGGTGAACACATTCCTTGGAGAGACATTCTCTGACATATCCAGCCAAGCCGAAGTCGATGAACATGAGCTTATGGGTCGAGCTATCGATTGGGGCGACCAACTGCCAGAGGATGTCGTGGCGATAACGATTGGAATCGATGTCCAAGATTCATACCTAGCGATTGAGACCATAGGATGGGGGCCGTCCGAAATCAGCTACAGTCTCGCCTACGACACCATCGTTGGAGACCCATCAACCCAGTCGCTTTGGCAGGATTTAGACGAGCTGTTGCAGCGCACTTATAAGCATCCGCTGCTTGGCGAGATGTCTCATAGAGCCGCCTGCATAGACACCGGCGGTCATTACACCCAGCAAACCTATGAGTTCGTCAAATCGCAGGCGGGCAAGCGGGTCTTTGCTATAAAGGGCTTGGGCGGTGACGGCAGGCCTATCGTTTCCAGACCGAGCCGAAACAACATCGGCAGGCTCAACCTGTTTGGCGTGGGCGTCAACACCGTCAAGGAGATGGTCTACGCCCGGCTGAAGATTGAAGCGCCGGGGCCAGGATATTGCTATTTCCCGGTTGATCGAGATGCGGAGTATTATCGCATGCTGACCGCAGAGAGGCGTGTCACGAAATATTATAAGGGCAGGCCGAAACTGGAATGGGTAAAGGTTCGCGCGCGCAATGAGGCACTTGATTGTCGGGTATATGCAATTGCAGCGTTGGTCATTGCAAACATCAACCTGGACCTCCTTTACAAAAAGGCCAGAAATGATGTAAAAGTCGAGGATGCGACGAGACAGCGCAGGGGGCGGTTGTCGTCGCGTCAAAACTTCGTGAATGGATACGCTTGAATGGCCAACTTGTTCGATGAAGCGAACGCCCCAGAGGGCGAGCCTGTCGAGATCGTAGTGGGCGACTTTGTTTCCTGGAAGCGCACCAGCTTGGTTGGCGACTATCCGCCAGCAAGTTTCAGTGCGGAATATGTTGCTAGGCCTAGGGCGGGTGGCGCGTCTCAGATCAAGATAGCTGGGACGGAGCGTGATGACTATTACTGGTTTACCGCACCTAGCTCCACCTCGTCGGGCTTTCCCCCTGGGCGCTACCACTGGCAGCTTGAGATCACTGAGACGGCGACCGGCAATCGCGTCGTCGTTGATCGTGGCGAGCTTTCGATTGTCGTTGATCTTGACGTCAGCGGCACAGACCCGCGCATCCACGCTGAGATCATGCTGGACAAGATTGAATCAGTCCTGGAGAACAGGGCCGATGGCGACGTCAGCAACTATTCCATTGCGGGCAGGTCTTTGACAAAAATGACGCCCAAGGAGCTTATCGATTGGCGCGATGTGTACCGCCGAGAGGTCGCCAACCATCGTCGAAAAATGAATATAAAGCTTGGGAAAAAGGGGCGCGCTACCATTCTGGGGAGGTTCGTCTAGATGGGGCTCAGAGATATCTTCCGGCGGGCTCCCACAGCGGAGAAGCCGAGCAAGCACAGCCGTCGCTCTTACGCCGGAGCAAATCAGGGTCGTTTGTTCGCTGATTTCCCTGGCTCTAGCTTCTCCGCCGATAGTGAGCTGTACGGCACCCTGCCGCTGCTGCGCAATCGTTGCAGGGACTTAGCGAGGAACAATGAGTACGCGAAGCGTTTTTTGACCCTAATGAAGACCAACGTCGTTGGTGACAGGGGCTTTAATCTTCAGGTTCGCGCGCGAAATTCAAACGGCACAATAGACATTAGCGGCAACGACATTATCGAGACCGCTTGGAGACAGTGGGGGCGGCTAGGGCGCGCCGAGATTGGCGGTCGGCTCAGTTGGGCGGACTGCCAGCGCCTAGCCGTAGAGACCCTCGCCCGCGACGGCGAGGTGTTTATAAAAATGGTCCGCGGTGCCAAGTATCACAACAGCTTTACGCTACAATTCATCGAAAGCGACCTTGTTGATAGCGATAAGAACGGTCGGGCCGAAAACGGCAATCAAATCCGCATGGGGGTGGAGGTTGATACGCATCAGAAGCCAGCGGCTTATTATGTGCTGACCGCGCATCCTGGTGACGGCCTGAACTTCAGTTCGGGCACGGTGAAAAAGCACGTTCGCGTTCCCGCAGATGACATCCTTCACATCTATATGCCTTCGCGGCCATTTCAGACGCGGGGCGAGCCCTTCATGGCTCCGGCCATCGCTTCGCTCAAGATGCTTCACGGCTACAGAGAGGCCGAGCTGATCGCGGCTCGATCCGCAGCGGCTAAATTTGGCGTAATCACTACACCCGCTGGCGACGACTTTGTGGGGGATGACGAGCAGGAAGAAGTTCCTATCATAGATATGGCTCCTGGGGCAATGTACCAACTGCCAGCCGGGACAGACTTGAAGCTTATTGATCCCACGCACCCGGTCACAGCCTTCGCCGACTTCGAGGCAGCGGTCTTGCGGGGAATAGCAGCAGGCCTAAACGTCAGTTACACCAGCCTGAGCCAAAACCTGGAGGGCGTGTCGTATTCCTCTATCCGGCAGGGGACAATCGAAGATCGAGACTACTACAGGATGTTGCAGGCGTTCTTGATCGATCATCTATGCGTGCCTGTCTACACGAGGTGGCTAGAGACGTTGCTGTCGTTCACCGACTTCTCCATCCCCGCCAGCAAGTTCTACAAGTTCTCCGAAAATGCCGTTTGGAGGGGCAGAGGATATGCGTGGGTCGATCCGCTTAAAGAAATCAACGCCAGCGTCACGGCTCTGTCGAATGGTCTCATCAGTCTGTCGGATGTTGCGGCACATTACGGCAAAGACGTTGAGGAGCTTTTCGGCTCTCTGCAGGCGGATAAAGAGCTTGCTGCTCAGTATGGTATAGTATTCGCTCACGAGCCTTTTGGCGATAAGAGCGCCGTCGCTCCATTTGTTGCGGAGCCAGATGATGGCTGATGGGCAAAAACCGACGCAAGCAATGCGCGACGCTGCAAAGCGTGGCTTGGAGCTGCGCAAAGAGTGGGGCCGCGGCGGCACTCAGGTCGGCGTTGCACGCGCGCGTGACATCGCGAACAACGCAACGCTGTCGCCATCAACCATCAAGCGTATGCACTCGTTTTTCTCGCGGCATGCGAACAACTACGATAAGCATTATGATGCTAAAAAGAGCGACGGCGGACCGTCGTCATTCAAAATTGCCTGGCTTCTTTGGGGCGGCAACCCCGGCAAGTCGTTCGCAGCCAGTAAATCTAAGGAGTATCGCGCAATGGACGAGCTGAAAAATAGCGACAACACATCGCTTGAGCTTGACGAAGTGGCAGTCGAAGAGCGCCATGTCGTCAGCGTTGACGAGGACGAAGAGACCGTAACTGTGACCTTTGCGAAGGATCACGACAAAGAATACGAAGAAATCGATGAGCCAGAGGCAACTCTGGACATGCGGGCGGACAGGTCAAACCTTGTCTGTCGCGCGGTCAACATGGAAAACCCTGGCATCGATGAAAAAACGCGACGAGTAACCGTTGGCGTTAGCACAGAAGAGCCTGTGCAGCGGTCTTTCGGGCTAGAGGTTATTGATCACAGCGCGGACAGTATGGACTTGACGTTCCTACGGTCTGGCCGCGCGCCCCTGCTTCTCGACCACCGACATGACCGTGTCATCGGCGTGGTCGAAGGTGTCGAACTGGATGAAGATTCCCGCCGTCTGCGGGCAATAGTGCGCTTTGGTAAGGGCTCGCTTGCTTCGGAAGTGTTCGAGGACTGTTGCGACGGCATTCGCCGCAACATTAGTGTTGGCTATGAGCTTCATGGCCGAGTGGAGCGGAAGGACGACCCCGAGGAGTACTATCGGGTAAAGACCAGACCGCTTGAGGTGTCGATTGTAAGTATTCCTGCGGATTCGTCCGATTCTGTAGGGGTTGGACGTTCGCATCCGCCTGTTATCTCACCCAACCTTCAAGAAAGGACTGAAAACATGGAAAATCATGTTGATGTCGAGGCAGCCAAGGCCGACGCGGTTCGTGCTGCCCGTGAAAACGATAAATCCATCCTGGCTCTTGCCGCTCGTTTTAACCGACGCGACCTGGGCGAAGCCGCTCTTGGCCGCGGCCTGTCGGTAGAGCAATTCCGCGGCGAGTTGCTGAACGAGATCGAAAGCAAGCAAGCTCTTGATATCGCGCCTCTCTCGCAAGAGGTGAAGCCGAAAGAGCAGCGCGCTTATTCGCTCGGTGCCTTGGTTCGCGCTCAAGTCAGCGGCAACTGGAAGGACGCCGGTCTAGAGCGTGAGATGCACGATGAGATCGTGCGTCGCACAGGCAAAGAAAGCCAGGGCTTCTATGTTCCTGATTTCGCTTGGCGTTCAGGCGTAATGACGACTGCGGCCACTGGCGCAATCTCCGGCGAGTCCATCACCGCAGACTTTGTGCCAACCGTGCAACGCGGCGACTTGTTCATCGAGGCCTTGCGTGCTCGCCAGGTTCTTGGTGGCTTAGGTGCCAACTACATGGGCGGTCTGACCAACCGCATTCGCATTCCTAAATTGGCCGGTGCGCAAGCCGCATTCGTCGAGGAGGCGGGTGACGTTTCGGATCAAAGCCAGGCCGATTCTTCAGTTAATTTGCAACCACGCACTTTTGGCGCATTTGTCGAAATAAGTCGATTACTTGCGATGGAAAGTATTCCCTCCGTAGAGCAAGTTGTCCGTAATGACTTGTTGAACTCCATGGCTGATCGCCTAGAGTACTACGCAATCAACGGCTCTGGGTCTGGCGGTCAACCTACTGGTTTGCTCAACACCTCTGGCGTTGGCAATCTGGATATTTCCGCTGATGGCTCTGTCGCCGACTTGACTTGGGCTGACCTTGTCACGCTGGTGAAGATGGTCGAAGAAGCCAACGGTGTAATCAATCCGAATGCTTTGGGTTGGTTGTCTCACCCGGCGGTGAAGGCGAAGATGGCCTCCACGGCTAAGGTGGCGTCCACCGACAGCATCATGCTGTTGAACGAGCCGTGGAATGCAATCTATGGTTACGGCGCTGCATTCACCAGCAACGTACCTACGAACCTTGACCCAGGCGACGGCGGCAATGATGCTTCCGCGATCGCGTTCGGGGATTTTAGCCAGATGATGATCGGACTTTTCAACCAGCCGTCAATTTTAGTAAACCCGTACGCGGGCGATAAGTCTGGTACTGTCCGAATCACCGTCCTCCAGGATGTTGACGTTGCTGTCCGCAACGGCGAAAGCTTCGCGAAGACAGACGAGGTCAACGTAGCTTAACCTGGTCGGGGAGACGGTCGCCCGTCTCCCCGATTTCCACCGGATCAATTTCCACCGGAGTGACCCATGAAAGTCAAAGTAATAGAGAAGTGTTTTGCTGGCACTGGCGGCAATATGATGCCTGGCGAAGAGTATGATCTTCCTGATGCCATTGCGCAGAAATTGATTGATCGCGGATACCTGGAAGAGGTAAAGAAGCGCGGACGCAAGCCTAAAGTTGATCGCGCAATTTGGGATGTAGAAACGCCGGAAGATGAAGCCGAGTAATGTCTATTCCGCTCGACAGTGACCTATCGTTGATGATTGGCGTCGAGGACTTTGGCGTTGCCGCCACGCTGACGCCCGTTGGCGGCTCGGCGACAACGCTAAAAGGCTTCTTCGACAGGGCGCTAGAGGAGCAGGAGACCGATGGTGCCCTGCCGATAATCATGCGCACACCGATGTTCACTTGCCGCTCGACTGACATCGTCGCTCATGCGGCGGCCATGGACGGCGCGCTGATCGTGATAAACTCCGTCAGCTATTTCGTTCGCGAGGTAACAGACGACGGAACCGGCGTATCTGAACTGCGGTTGGAGAAGCGATAATGGCTCACGTCCGTCAGCAGCTGCGCGACCGGATGCAAAGCACCTTGGCCTCTGGCGTTACGTCGGTATCGGGACGGGTGTACACTAACAGAGTGTACTCCCTTAAGGGCGAGAACCTACCTGTGGTGACTGTGTCGTTCGACTCCGAGTCCAGCGCTTTGGGCACGATAGGCCTGAGAACCATGCAGAGAAACGTAGACATTATGGTTGATGTCTACGACAAAGCAAATGCCGATCTGGACGACGCACTTGATGATATATGCGTTGAGATTGAGGAAAGCATTGCCAACGATTTCACACTTAATGGCCTAGCCAAACGGTGTGTGCTGACTGCAACCGATCTTCAATTGACCGGAGAGGCCGAGCAGCCAATTGGCGTTGCTCGTCTTCGTTACTCCATCGAGTACGTGACTTCGATTAATGATGTAGAGACCGCTCGATAAGCGACGCACTTTGCGGCTGCCTCCAGTTATATAAATCTCCACGGTGTGTTGGATTGTCGCGCGACATATGGTATATGTGCGGCATAGAGGCGTCTCGCGTCTCTGCGACCCAACATCTGGAGACACGTAAATGGCAACGCACACCGGCTCAGAGGGGACTGTCCACGTAGGATCGGCGGCTGTCGCCGAAATTCGCTCCTACAACGTCAACGAAAATGCCGACACCATCGAAGACACCGCGATGGGCGACACCGCGCGCACGCACAAGCCTAGCCTAACGTCCTTCGACGGCACCCTTGACGTGTTCTGGGACGAGACCGATACCAACGGTCAGGTGGCGCTTGCCATCGGCGCTGAAGTGACGATCAAATTCTACCCAGAGGGCGCTGCGAGCGGCGACACCTACTACAGCGGCACAGCCATCGTGACATCGCGCTCAATCAACGCGTCTTTTGACGGTATGGTCGAGATGTCCATTGGCGTGCAGGGCACGGGCGCGCTTACTACCGCCACAGCATAGCGGGTGACTGATGAGTGTACTGGGACAGCGGATTGCGGCAGCGTCCGCGTCGATTGACGCGCGCGTTATAGAGGTGCCCGAGTGGGGCGATAATAATGGGCCGCTCAAGCTCTATTATCATCCTATCTCTGGTGCAGACATCAGCCGAGTTCAGCGTAAGCACAAGGACTTCTTGGCCAATCCGTCGATGGACGCAATGGTAGAGCTTATCGTTATCAAAGCCATTGACGCTGACGGCGAGAAGCTCTTCGACCTAGAAGACAAAGCAATCCTAAGTCGCCAATCGGCGGGCACTATTGCGACGGTCTTCGGCTCGATCTTTGAGACGGTCTCCGTTGAGGATCAGGAAAAAAACTAAAGGCCGATCCGCTGCGCTATAACCTCGTCGCGCTGGCGGATCGGCTTGGTCGCACGATAGCTGAGATAGAGCAGATCAGTCTTAGCGAAATGAATGAGTGGATAGCTTTCCACCGGATCGAGGCCGAGCGGGTAAAGAAAAATGGCAGGCGTTAGCTCAGACATCAACATTAATGTTAAAGCGAACGTCAAGGGCGCAACGTCTCAAATCAATGCGGCTGGCGACGCAGTGCGCGACTTTGGCAAGCGAACCCAAACGGCCAACCAAAACGTCAAGGTGTTCGGCAAGAATTTGACTGGCGCTGGCGGCGGAAATAAATTCTTCCGCAGCGGTTTGCAGCAAACCGGCTATCAGCTCGGCGATTTCGCCGTTCAGGTTGGCGGCGGCACCAATGCTTTGCAAGCATTCGGCCAGCAGGCTCCGCAGCTTCTTCAAATATTTGGCCCGTTGGGTTCAATCATCGGCGCAGCCGTGGCCATCTTTGCGGCTGTCGGCGTGGCCATTATGAAGACCGGGGATTCGGCGGAAGAGGCAAAGTCAAAAATAGACAATATGCACGATTCGTTAAGCGCACTTAACAGCGCAGCCCGCGACGTTGGCAAAACATTTAGAGTAGAAGTAGCTAGTAGCTTTGAAGAAGCTAAAGCTAAATTTGGCGAGATGAGCGATGGCGTTAAAATATTTATAGAGAATCAGAGAAAGATAAAATTGCAATCTTTGACGGAGGGTGCTCAAGGATTAAGAGATGTATTTCGGGATCTTGTCCCAAGTGGTCAAGTAGACGCCTTAAAGGACTTAAGTATATATCTTGAGAAAAACGCTGTATCTGCTAGGAAAAGAGCCACAAACGTCGAAGCAATAAATAAGATCATAGAAGGCACGACATTAAGGATGGCAAACGCTGTTGGCAATAAAGCTATCGTTGCTATTGATGCGTTAATACTTAAATTTCAAGCGCAGGTAGAAGCCGGAAAAGATACAAGCGCTGTATTGCTTGAAATAAATACGCAAGCAAACGAATTGCCAGCCCCAATGAAGAAAGCTTTCCACGCCGTGGGCGGGCTTGGCGAACGGTTGAACACTCTTGCCGTGGAAATGAGCGCATATGCAGGGCAAGCCGATCAGGCTAAATCATCAACCATTGAGCTTTCCGCCGCCATAGCTTCGATGGAAACCTTTTCAATGGATAGCTCAGAACTAGCGCCACTTGGCGTGGCGCTGGCAATTCAAAGAGAGATTAACGTCCTCCTGAAACAGGGCATGGAACAGACGGAGGCGACCGCGGAAGCCACGAGGCTTCTTTCTGGCGACCTTGCCGCTAATAGCGCTTTGTTACAGGCACGCTTGGCGGCAGAACGAAAAATAACAGATGAGCTGACGAAGCAGGCCAAAGTGCGTAAACCGGAAGACATGCGCGGCTTCAGCACAGGCGCAATTCCCATCCCCCAAGCCTCGCCCGTCACGCAAGACTACCTGAAGGAGCTTGGTAAGATCAACCTCCAGATCGCTCAGATCACCGAGAAGCAGCGGCTGATGAACGAGCTGGGCCTGTCCAAAAACGTTGCACAGCAGGCGGCCAAGATAGCAACGACCCTTAAGTTGACTGACGCTCAGTTCGCCCTGCTTGTCGAGAGGTTAAAGAAGCTTGAAGATTCCTCGCAGGAGGCTGGCAAGGAGCTGAAAGACGCTTTCGACAAAATATCTTCGTCATTCAAGTCGGCATTCAAAAGTGTCATCGACGGCACCAAGAGCGTCTCGGAAGCCTTCCGGGACATGATGGGGGAGATACTGTCGAGCCTCATGGACAAAAGCATAGACGCTGCCCTGGATGGCTTGTTCGACAAGCTGAGTGGCGCTGGCGGCGCTGGCGGCGGTGATGGACTTTGGGGTTTGCTGGAAAAAGGCTTTAGCTACCTGGGCGGCCTCTTGAGTGGCCCAGCGACCTCGGGCGATGATGTTGGAGGCCTTATCGAGCCTCTCGCAAAAGGCGGCTACGCATCCGCGACTCGGCCATATTTGGTGGGCGAGATGGGGCCGGAGCTCATGATACCCTCAGCTTCAGGCAGGGTCGTTCCTAACGATGAACTCGGTGGCTCTGGCAGTCAGATCAATCAGACGTTCAACGTCAGCACCGGGGTGCAGCAGACTGTTCGTGCGGAAATCCAGAGCCTAATGCCGCAAATCGCAGCGGCAAGCACCCAGGCGGTGCTCGACGCTCGGCGGCGCGGCGGCTCATTTGCGGGGGCCTTTGCCTGATGCCAATCAGCTACCCAAGAGCTTTGCCCACGCACACCGGCATTCGCAGTATAAATCTGCGAGCGGTCAACGTCACGGCTGTAAGCGAAAGCGTGTTCACGCTGCGTCAGCAGGTCTACAAGCACAGCGGTGAGCGCTGGGAGGCCGAAATCACGCTTCCACCTATGAAGCGCGCTGATGCAGAGGGCTGGATAGCATGGCTCCTAAGCATGAGAGGCCGCGAAGGCACCTTCCTGTTAGGAGACCCTCTTGGCGGGACAGCGCGCGGCTCTGTTGGCGGCACGCCTGTCGTCAACGGCGGCAGTCAAACGGGCGACAGCATCAGCATCGATGGCTGCACAGCCAGCCAGACCGGCTGGCTCAAGGCTGGTGATTATATCCAGCTTGGCGCGGGCGCGAGCGCATCGCTGCACAAGGCGTTGCAGGACGTTAGCAGCAGCGGTGCGGGGCAGGCCACAATAGATATCTGGCCGTCAATTCGTACAGCGCCTGCGGATGGTGCCGCTATCGTCGTCAGCAACGCTAAGGGCGTTTTCAGGCTTACTAGCCCCAATGTGGACTGGACCATCGACGAGGCGTCGATCTACGGCCTGACTTTTCCCGCTGTAGAGGTCATCGTTTAATGGTGACGCGGCGCTATGAGACTAGCGGCGACACCTACACCGGCAAAGATATGGGGTCAATCGCTCCAAACCTGGGTAGGGCAGAAATCCGCCCCTTTTATGCTGTTGATTTCGAGATCGATGACACGCCGCTCCATTTCTGGACGGGCCTTGGCGACCTGACGCTCGGCAGTGTGACCTACACTGGTGCGGGCAATCTTTTGACCATATCGGCATTATTAGAGACGAGTGACGTTCGTTCTGCTGGAGCAAACATCTCGTTGTCCGGCATCCCAGGGTCGCTGCTCTCCTTGGCTTTGCAAACGAAATACCATGGCCGCATTGCCCGCATCAAATTTGGGTTGACGGCGTTGGATCAAGACTTCCTGCTTCAAGAAACCGGCGACTACCTCTTGCAAGAAAGTGGTGCGGCAATCTCCGTTTCCATCGGTGACGCGCAAGCTCTAACGACGCTATTCGTTGGCTACATGGATCAAATGATAATCGACGAGGGCGGTGAGACCTCGACGATTTCCGTTTCGCTCGAAAGCAAGCTGGTCGATCTGGAGCGCCCGCGGCCCATACGCTATACGACTGAGGCGCAGCGGGTTCGCTTTCCTAACTTTCCACCAGACAAAGCATTTGAATATGTCGCAGACCTCCAGGACAAGCCGCTTATGTGGGGCCGGGGCGTGAAGATGGGCGGCGGCGGCGGGATGTTCTAGCGATGACATCCAGTCGAGAAAAACTGATTACCTACCTCGATTCCGTCGCGGGCAAGCCATTCGAGTGGGGGCGGCACGACTGCTTTACGTTCGCGAACGAAGCGGCGGCGGCGCAGCGCGGGTCTGGCTTCCTGGATGACCTGATCGAAGAGCATCGCGGATACACCACAGAGTTTGGCGCGCTGAGACGAGCAATCCGTGTCAGCCGCGCGACCAAGCATGGGGATATCGTCAGCTTGATCGATGAGCGTCTAGATCGGTCGCCGCTCAGGCATCCGCCAATCGGCTCAGTCATAGCCATGCCCGTTGATGTTGACCGCAAGAACATCCTCTACCAATACAGGTTGGGCGTCATGGGAAGCTTGGGTGCAATGTGCGTAGGCAGCCACGGAATATTGCGCATGCCAATTGATGGGGCGGTAGTATGGCTCGTGCAATAAAAATATTTCTCGCGACATCAGTGAGCGCAATTGCGCTCTTGCCGCATTCGGCGCACGCAGTTGTGGCCATGGCCCTTGCGGCGCTCCCCGCGACTGCGACCGCAGCGTCGGTGGCCGTAGTCACGGCTGGCTCAATGCTGGTGACGATGGGAGCGCAATTTGCCCTTAAGCAAATGCTGGCCCCAAAAGCAAAGCGCTACGCCGGTTCCGCCATAAACATCATGGATAGTCTTGCCGCAGCCCCTGTCGTTTATGGCACGGCAAGAATGGGCGGGGTTGTGTTCTACCAAGAGACGACCGGCCCGATGAGTGTGCCGCAAAGCGAACGGCCAGAAACCACTCTTCACCGATTGATCGGAGTCGCGGGCCACGAGATTAACGGCTTTATCGAGTTCTACGTCGATGGCGAGGAGGTTACCGTTAATGCTGTGACAGGCGAGGTGACCTCGCCAGCTAAATACTCAGGTGGAGAAACGCTGCGGATACTCACGCACAACGGCGCAGATTTTCAGACCGTAGACGCTAATCTTGAAGTCGAGAGCGAAAACTTCTGGACGAGCCAGCATAGAGCCTATGGCTTCGCTTACATCTATGCCCGCGCAGCTTTTGAGCCGGATATATACACTCAGGGGCCACCGGTGATCACGGCAGTCATCGAAGGCAAAAAGGTCTACGACCCGCGAGACGGCTCAACGTCATTCAGCAGCAATGCCGCTCTTTGTCTTCGCGATTATTTGCTGACAAGTAAAATTGCCGAAGATTATGAGCTGGATGACACTAGCTTCGCAGCAGCGGCCAACATATGCGACGAAGACGTGGCGCTTGATGCCGGAGGCACCGAGAAGCGCTATTCTTGCGACGGCTTCTTTTCCACCGAGCAAAAACCAATGGACATCATCAACGAGATGGTGAAGTGCATGGCTGGCTCGTTGTGGTACAGCCAGGGCAAGTGGGTCTGCAAAGCTGGCGCGTACACCGAGTCCGTGATGACGTTCACCGAGGACGATGCCTTTGGTCCTCTAAGCGTAATCACCAGAGCTTCCCGTAGAGATTTGTTTAACCGGGTGACCGGCTCGTTTCGCGGCGCTGAAACAAACTGGCAGCCGGACACATTTCCACCGGTCCTGTCGGATCAGTTCCTGGAGGACGACGGAAACCAAGTCTCTAGCGCTGAGATCGACCTGCAATTTACCTCTTCGCCAAGCAGGGCTCAGAGAATTGCCAAGATACTTATGTATAGGAGCAGAGAGCAGATCATCGTTAGTGGAAATTTCGGCTTGAGAGCGGCTCAATTGACACCAGGCGACACTATCAAGCTTACAAATTCGCGCTTTGGCTTCTCGGAGAAAACATTCGAGGTGGTCGAGTGGAGTTTTGGCGTCGATGCGGATGGGGCTATCGTGGTGCCACTGACTCTACAGGAGATCAGTGCAAGCGTGTATGACTGGGATGCTGACGAGACCTTATTCGAGGCCAACAACACATTTCTGGCTCGGCCAAATACAGTGGTCACCGTAGGCGTCACGGCGTCAGAGGAGCAGCGTGTATCGAACGAGCAGATTGTTAATGTCCTTGTGGCGATGATCACCGTCAGCGCCGAGGCAAATTCCAACGTGGACCGGGTCGAGGTGCAATATAAGGCTAGCACGACGGAACAATATAAGGCTATGGGCACCGGCGAGCTTGTGCTGAGCGGAACCACAGCGACAGGCCGCTTTGAGGCAATAAATGTCGATCTTGGCTCCTACGACGTGCGCGCGCGGGCAATCAACGCTATTGGGGTGCGGGGAAGCTGGAGGGGTGCGACGGGCTTGGTGCAGGGCGACGGCTCCCCGCCTGACGACGTGACCGGCTTCGCAGCCAGCGCGAGCGACGGCACCGTTCATATCGGATGGATCGCCGTTAGCGACCCTAAGTTGAGCCATTACGTCATTCGCCATTCGGTTTCGCAGGCGGGCGCGAGTTTTTCAAACGCGACAACCGCAGCTCAGAAAATTAGTCGGCCTGGAACCTCCGTAAGCCTGCCAGCGCGCGCGGGCACGTACATGGTTAAGGCTTATTCAAAGCTGGGCACCGCCTCGACAGAATACTCTTCGTTTGTTTTGCCCGCAGCAGACTTAAGATCGTACACAAATAACAGCAGCCAGACTGAGCAGAGCGGCTTCGCCGGAACCAAGACCGGTTGTTCTGTCAACGGCGGGTTCCTGAAGATCACTGACCCGGCCAGCGCGCCATCCAGCGCGACATATGAATTCGCCAACTATATCGACACCGGCGCAGTCAGGCGGGTCCATTCCTATGTTCATGTAAGGACAATCCGATCAGCGCCTAGCGGTGCTAGCGCCTGGGATGGCATAAGCGGCAACTGGGACACGTGGCCTGGTAACTGGGATAGCTGGACGTCTGGCCTACAGACCGATGACACAGACGTGCAGACGTACATATCGACTACTGACGACGATCCGTCAGGGTCGCCGGTGTGGAGCGCTTACCGGCTCTTCCAGGCTGGGGACTTCTCAGGCCGCGCCTTTAGGTATAAAGTAATACTAAACTCAACCGCCAATGGCGTCGGCCCAGCTATTGACGAGCTGGTGGCTCACGTAGGATACGACTGATGGCACAGCACATTTACATCATAGGTAACCAATCGGCACCCAACGCCCGTGCGAACATCAACAATGTTTTTGCGGCCATCCTCACCCAGAATTCAGGGCCTGAATTCGATGGGACGACGTATGCCAATCAAATCTGGTACGACACGACCAATCACATACTCAAGATGCGCAATGAAGATAACGACGCTTGGATCGCGATTGCGACACTAGATCAGTCAGCGGGAACTTCGTCTGCGGCCATTACATTCGCGTCGCAAGCCGAAGCCGAGGGCGGCTCGAACAACACCAAATCGATGACGCCACTCCTTGTGCAGCAAGCCATCGACTCCAACAAAATCATAGCCTGGCTCGCGGTGGGAACGTACTCAATGCTGCTGAATAACACCACCTCGGCCATTACAGGCGGCGCTACCATTGCCGGGTCGTCTTTGCGCTATGGAATCCCAGGAGGTGCCCTAGGCATCACGCAGGGAGGTTCGACGCTCGCCGGAAATCCCGCACTAGGCACGTGGCGGTTAATGGGCAACGGCTGCTTGGGCAGGGTGGCCAACCTAAACAGCGATGGCTCGATAGTCAGCTACACGTTCTCGGCAGGCCTATTCCTCCGCATCACGTAGTAAAGGAGCTAGACATGGCTGACGCAAAAATTTCGGAGCTAGTTGCCCTGACTGCCGTAGCTGAGACTGACGTCTTGGCGGTGGTAGATGTATCGGCGACGGAAACCAAGAAGGCCACTAAGGCTGTTTTTCTGAGCCCGATCACGGCGAATGGGACAAGCGTAGGCATCGGCACCGCAAGCCCAACCGCCAATCTTGATGTCAACGGCTCCTTTAAGCTAAACGCGGGCGCACACCCAACCGGTACGGTCAACATTGCCCTCGGCACAAATAGCGGCGCGGCGTATACAGGATCGACCTCATCTTCCGTCGCTATCGGCAACGCAGCGGGCCGATACAATACCGGTAGTTTCAATGTTGGCGTCGGTTATCAGGCCCTGCTGGGGGTAGATGGCTCCAGTACCGGTGCAAATAACGTGGCAATAGGTGGGCAAGCGGGCGCAGGCTTGACTTCGGGCTCCAACAACACGGCACTGGGGTACCAGTCTGCGGTGTCATCGGCCACGGCCAGCAACGAGGTGGTACTCGGCAACGGCAGTGTGACTGTGCTGCGATGTCAGGTCAGCAGTATATCGGCTCTCTCTGACGCGCGAGACAAGACCGAGGTTGCCAATCTGAGCCTGGGGCTGAGCTACATCCAGAGGCTGCGACCGGTTGAATTTCGGTGGAATATCCGAGACGTTGACGTTGACGACCCGCCGCCCCAGCAGGGCCAAAAAGAAGCTGGCTTCCTCGCTCAAGAACTGTTGGCGGCGGAGCAGGCGCACGGGGTGCGCTGGCTTAATTCTGCGCGCGACAATAATCCTGATCGGCTCGAAGCGACGCCGGGTAAGCTTCTGCCAATCGTTGTCAAGGCTCTCCAAGAGGCGTCGGCGAAAATTGATGCACTAGAAACGCGTATTGCAGCGCTGGAGGCCGCGCTCTGACGAGACAGCCGCACCACTATCTGATACAATAACATCTGCGTCCACGAAAGGATTTCGACTATGGCCATCACTGTCACACTATTCAACCACACGTCCCAGTTGTTCGCGTCAGGCGCGAACCTATCCACCGACACCTACAAGCTTAAGTTGTACAGCGCCCTGACGCCCAACGTGGCGAACACAACGCTCGCTCAAGTTAATGCTACCGGGACCGAGGCCTCAGCGGGCACTGGCTATACTGCTGGCGGGCAAGCCCTGGCCAACGTCGCGGTAACCACTGTTACAACCAATGATAGTAAATTTGATGCTGACGATGTGACTTGGACGGCCTCCGGCGGCACCATCGTAGCCGCATACGGGGTCGTCTACAACGACACCGATGCCAACGATCCGCCACTGGCCGTTATCAACTTTGACGGGACGCAGACGGCTGCCGATGGGGCAGCGTTTAAGGTGGCATGGAATGCCTCTGGAATTTTCACGTTTACGGTGGCTTAAATGGTAACCCTAGTTAATCGCGCCAAAGTTGCGACCGCCACAACCGGCACCGGCACGATTACGCTGGGGGCCGCCGAAAGCGGATATCAAACATTTGCCGACGCCGGGGTCAGCAATGGCGACGTAGTGCGGTACGTAATTGAGGACGGCACGGCATGGGAAATTGGAAGCGGAGCATATACAGCATCTAGCACAACGCTTTCCCGCACGCTATCCGAAAGCTCAACTGGCTCGTTGCTGAACCTGTCAGGCTCTGCTGTGGTGTTTGTGTCTGCGACTGCCGCAGACCTCGCCGCGCTGCAATTGTACGGGGAGAACCCGTCCAGTCCTACTGCACCTGACGCTAGTGGCACTAACGCTGTGGCTATCGGCACCGGGTCTACAGCCTCCGGCACAGGTTCTATTGCTCTAGGGACATCCAATTCCGCTGGCACCGCCTCTCTCGCAGCAGCTATAGCATTCGACCATTCCGCTTATGGCGCTACCGCCGCGAACTCGGCCTCTGTTGGTCAGTTTACCAAAGCGACAGCATCAGGCGCTATGGCTTTTGGCGGCACTTTTGCGACTGCTTCGGGTTCGCAGGCTCTCGCAATTGGTCGCAATTGTGTGGCGGGCGCGCAGGGCTCAGTTGCGATGGGCCAGCAGTCCTCTTCAACCATCGCTGGAAAATTTGCTTATTCTAGCACGAATTTCTCCACTACCGGCGACAGCCAACTCGGCATCTATGTTCTGCGTATCGCGACCACTGATGCCACGCCAAAAGCGATGTTGACGGACAATCCCGCTCTCTCTGCGTCAACGACCAACCAAATTATCCTGCCAAACAACAGCGCCTTCGCGTTCCTCGGCACCATCGTAGCTCGCCAGCAGGCCTCAGGCACGGCATCGGCTGCGTTTAAGGTGGAGGGCCTGATCCGCAGGGAGGGCTCTGCTGGCACCACAGTGCTGGTCAACTCAGCCACAACTGTGATCGACAACACGCCAAGTTGGGCCGTGGCTCTCACCGCCGACACAACCAGCGGCGGGCTTAAGATCGCGGTTACTGGCGCAGCGTCTACCAACATTCGTTGGGTCGCAAATATAAGCACATCGGAGGTAACATATTAATGGCTATTCAAATTGACCTGAGCACTTCGCAATACGGAACGGCATTCGCTGGGGCCTACTTTCGGATTGCTATGGCAGCGGTCTTGCGGCAGCGGTCAGTCGAAACAAAGTTTTCCGTGATGGTTGACGTTGCGGGGTATGCTACCCCTACACCAGATGACGACACGCGGGATGTGGACTTCCGCCGCTACCACGTTGAGCTAGCTGCGGTTGAGGCCATGGCTGGCGATACATTCCTGGAGCAGTGCTACGCGTGGATTATGACGCAGGATGACATGGCTGGGAGCGTCGCAGTATAATGAGCATCACAATCAACCACCAGACTAACGATCTTTCCATTGCCGGTGGCGGAGCGCCTACGCTGGGCGGGGCGGCTGCTGGCGGGGGCTCTTGGAGTTTAATCAGCACGCAGACCGTGTCCAGTGCGGTCGCTACAGTGGATTTTACATCAATCGGGAGCTATAACAGGTATGTGCTCAATTGGGACGTCATCATGGCCCCTTCCTCAAATTTGGCCAAGATTAAATTTTACGATAACGGCACTCTGCTTAGTAGCTCCAACTACACTTACCTCCGATCAAAACTGTCTAGCTTTGCGTCGTTCACGACTACATCCACTGGGTTCTATGGCACCTCTGGGTTGATCACGTCAATGGGCTCTTTTGAGGTTTGCCCCGCCTTAGCCAGGTGGCCTTCGTTCATGACAACCGTTGGTTTTACTGGTACGAATAACACGGCAGAGACCATGTTTACGACCGGCGGCCTTTCGTCAACCTACTCGGAAACCAGCTTAACAGGTCTACAGTTCACAACAACGGCTGGCACGGCTGTGATTAGCTCGGGTCGTATTTCACTATACGGGATAAGCCAATGAAGGGTCTGCGAAACGGACAACTGATTGATCTGACTGAAGCCGAAATACAGTCACTGCAGGACGCAAAAGCCGAGTACGATTTAACTGTTTTGCCGGTTGATGTCCGTGCCCACCGCGACCACCTGCTGGCCAGCACCGACTGGACGGCTCTAAATGACACCACGATGTCGCCAGCAATGGCAGCCTACCGCCAAGCGCTGCGTGACGTGCCTGCGCAAGAGGGATTTCCGCACGCTGTGACGTGGCCGATTAAACCCTGATGTTGGGCTTTGCGCCTCTGGCTTCTGGGCCGCTGGCGTCTGCCGGTGCGGCTGCGGCCACACCCGGCATTGACCTTGCGATACCTGCTGCCGCCATTGCCTTGGCCGTTAGCGCCCCGACATTAATCGTCGGCGCGACTGTCAGCATACCAACAACAGATATTGCCCTGTCGGCATTAGCTCCGGCGCTGACCGTGGACGTAATCGTTGCGGCACCAGTCGCGGCTCTATCTCTAGCCGCCATCGCCCCGGCGTTAGCCGTCGGCGCGACTGTAAGCGTCCCGACGGTAGATATCGCCCTAACGGCATTGGCTCCAGCATTGAATGCGGACGTGATCGTTGCGGCACCAGTCGCGGCTCTGGCCGTATCGGCCTTGGTGCCGACGCTAACCGTTGACGTGGTCGTAGCCGCTCCCGCTGCCAGCCTATCTCTATCGGCTGCCGCTCCAACGCTGCCCGCTGACGTTACCCTGAGCCCCCCGGCGGCTGGCGTTACCCTGGTCGCATTGACTCCGGCCTTAACCGTTGACGTAATCGTCCGCACCCCTGCTGCCAACCTATCCCTAGCCGCCGCTGCTCCGTCCATAAATCCTGACATAATCGTTGACACACCAGCGACTGTAATGGCGCTATCCGCCATTTCTCCGCTTGTGTCCGCCGGGAAGCGCATCCCAGCCCCAGTCAGTCAGCTTAACTTCTCGGCGAGCGCGCCGACGTTGACCATCGATCAGATATTTGTTATTCCGGCAGGAGGCCTGAGCTTAAAGGCTTTGGCCCCACATTTTGCGGACGCCAGCGCGGCTCGACAGGTTCGCGCGACTGCTGATTCTGGCAATGTTGCTGTGATAGCCAGCATGGCCAATGGTGCTGCGGTTTCCAACGCCAACAACGGGGCTATCTAATGACATTCCAGATAAAGCAACACGATACATCGCCGCAACTGGAGGCCGTATTATCCGACGCTTCAGGCACCGCGATCAATTTGGGCTTCGCTTCTGTCCGGTTCCATATGCGGCGGACGGGCGCTGCGGTGGTGATCGACGCCGCCGCAACCATCGTCACCGCCGCCGCGGGGTTGGTCCGCTATAGCTGGGCCTCTGGCGATACGGACACAGCTGGCAGTTATCAAGCTGAGTTCGAGGTTACATACGCGGACGGAAACATCGAAACGTTCCCAAACTCTTCAAATATTAAGATCGACATCATGGAAGACGTAACATGATGGACAAGAACCTAGTCGACTGGAGCGCTATGGCGGTGAGTTTAGGGGCACTGTTTGACTGGCTTCCGGCGATAGCTTCTTTGTTGTCAGTGGTCTGGTTGGTCATCAGGATATATGAGAGTCAGACGGTGCAGCGCTGGCTAGGCCGGTGACGGTCAGTCGTTTGCGTTGCGAGCGGAGGTAGTATGGACAAGCTCAAGCTCCCGATTACGCTGGTGGCCATAATGGCCTGCCAACTCGCGGCTGGTGTCTGGTGGGTTAGCCAGCAGGCGTCCACCGTCAGCGACCTCGAAGAGACCGTCGGGCGGCTAGGATCGCGGATGGCAATTGAAGACGGCGTAAATTTAAAGCGAGACGTCGCGCAAAACGCTGAGCAGATTGAAGATTTGTTCGACGAGGTTGACGCTTTTACCGAGATGCTGACTCGACAGCTAAAAATCTTGGGGCGGGTCAGCACGCTCGAATCTCAGATAGAATACATGAGGCAATGACCATGACTGATGAACAAAAAATCTGCGATTGCAATGGCGCAAGTATGGCGGCGCTTGAGCTTGAAGACCGGCGTCGCCAGATGGAGGACAGCGATCTTCATCGGGACCAGACGCGTCGGATGGCTTGGTTTTGCTTGTACGGGATGCTCGGCTACCCGGCGCTCGTAATACTGAGTGTGGTGCTAAGCCTCCAAGCTGCTGCCGACGCCCTACAGGGGCTGGGCAGCGTTTATTTCATCTCGGTGGCCGGAATAGTAAGCGCCTTCATGGTCGGCACGCAGATCGTAAAAAAGCAGCGACCAGCGACTAAGGCCGCGGCAAAATGAAGGTCTTACTGCTAGTGGTCGTTCTGCTGAACCCGGCTGGCGAGTACAGGTCAATAGCTAGCGTGGTCAAGCAGTGCCCGCCACAAGAAATAGTTTTCTCGGACTTGCAGAAACGTGTATCTAGCGGTGAGTTAATTGGGTATTGGGCAACCTGCAACCCGATATTGATACACAACAGGCAGAGAGGTGTGTGATGCTTGGAGCGTTGATTGGACCCATTGTCGGACTTGCTAGCACCTGGCTCCAGGGGTCCGTCGAAGAAAAGAAGGCCAAGACGGCCATGAAGGTGGCTCAGGCGCAGGCCAAGGCCACAGTAATGATCGAAGCCGCCACACACGAAAGTGGGTGGGAGCGCATTATGGCTGATGCGTCGAAGAACTCTTTGAAAGACGAGTATCTTACAATAGTATTCTCAATCCCATTAATTATGGCTTTTATTCCTGGCCTGGAGACCATCGTCCACAACGGTTTTGCGCAGCTTGAGGCTATGCCTGAGTGGTACCAGTTTAGTTTAGGAGCAATAATAGCTTCCAGCTTCGCCGTCCGGGGCGCAACTAAATTCTTCGGAGGCAAAGGTCGATGATAGTCAATTTCCCCCGGTGCTTTAGCTGGCTGCTCGCGCACGAAGGGGGTTACATTGCGCATCCGCGCGATCCCGGAGGTCGGACAAATCTTGGATGCACTCAGGCCGTGTATGAAGATTGGATTGGCCGCTCTGTCACCGAAGACGAAATGAAAGCTCTGCTGCCAGCGGACGTAGAGCCAATCTACAAAAAACGATATTGGGACCGCGTGCATGGCGACGTCATGCCGTCGGGGCTCGATTGGATGTTGTTTGATTGGGGTGTCAACTCTGGCCCTCGCCGAGCATCAAAGGCGTTGCAGTTGAGCGTTGGTGTCCGCGCTGACGGTGTTATCGGCCCCAACACCATGGACGCGGTGTCGAAGGCCGATATAGTGACCACAATCGAGTCGATACACAAAGCTCGTGAGCTTTTCTATCGGAGGTTGTCTACATTCGACACTTTTGGCCGAGGTTGGATTAGGCGGAATGACGAGACGCTGGAGCAGTCGCTTAACCTTTTCCATCGGTAGCCTCGTCGAGCTTGACTAGCTCCAGCAAGTGTCGATCATGCCAGCGTCGCTGTATTGTTCGACGCGGAATACCGATCATATCCGCGGCCTTTGTCTTGTTCATGCCGTGGGCCTTCATCGCGTCCACAAGCATCCTATCCATCTCGTATTCGTGGCGTCGTTTCATTTCCAGCCAGGTCTCACGCTCAGTCATTGCAAAAATCCATAATTGGCGGAAACACACGGGCAATCTCTCGGGCAGCATCGCGAGCAACGTCTCGATGTTCGAGTTGGGTCTCTGCCGCAGTTCGCAGGGATATATAGTGTAGCCACGAGCGGATAGAGCCGGTAACGAATAGTCGCGTTAGCGTCAATCCTTCGGGCAAGATCGCTCGCGCCACCTCCTTGGCTACGCCATGCTTTAACGCTTGGTCATAGGCCATGAAGGTCAAGTCCATGATCTGAAGCTGCTTGTCAGTCCACCATCGTTTCAAATCGGGGTCGTCAGCTGGTAGTGAATTCTGGCGATTGGTCGTATCTTGCATCCGCGCCTGGCGGGTGTTGCAGGTGGTCTCGGTAGCCGAATATCGCTGACTAAATTCTTGGAACGAAAAAGATTTGTGGCGAAGCAGCTGGCGCGAGACATCTCGGCTGGTGCTGATGTCCAGGGTGACGGACACCATTTCGAAAGGGCTCCAGTGTTGATGCTTAATTAAGTACGCGCAGAGACGCTCGTTATTCAACCCGGACATCTGGCTTGACGGGTTGGAAACGCGTGCATAGTAAGCGATCTGATCCAGTAGGCTCTCGTCTGGACCAGCCCCAACGCGCGTTGAGTATCCAGCTAGCTTGACTGTCATGGCTTCTCTTTTCTCGGCACGTAGGCGCGACGGTGGTGCTCGGCGCAGTATGGCGAGCCGCCAAGCTGGACATCTGCTCCGCAATAATGGAAATCAGCGTTGTCAGGATGGCCTATTGGCCACGCGCAAGTTCGGCGGGATGGGGTTTTCTTGGGGTCTATTTTCGGGACTTTATTGACCGGGCTCCGCATAGCTTTTGCGGCTCCAGATTTTACTTGATCCCTGGTAGCAAGTTTTAGCCGATGGGCCTTGCCAAGAATAGCGCTTTTGCTAACTCCCAATTTTTTAGCCAGAGACAGAATGCAAAGCTGTGGGTCTTTCCAAGCTTCGATCAACGCTTCTTGCGTTTCGTTATCCCAGGGTATCTTAAGCCCCATCTGCTATCTCCATCATTAGTGTTCCACTTTCGATGCACATCTCGCGCGTGATTTTAACTTGTTCCGCCCAGCGGCTCAGAAAGTCTTTGTCTGCCGCTGGATGAAAAACCTTGTCAACGCCAGCCTGAATCAGCAGCCCGCAGCAGTGCGGACATGGCGGATGCGTCACGTAAAGCGTGCAGCCGTTCAGAGAGACCCCGCGTCGAGCAGCGTCGGCTACGCAATTGCTCTCGGCGTGCACAGTCATCAGCAGCTTGCGCTCACGGTCAGCGTATCGTTGCGGATCATCTCTGACGCCCATCGGAAAGCCGTTGAACCCAACGGCGACGATCCGCCGGTCAATCACGGCCACCGCACCAACTTTCGTTGAGGGGTCTTTGGACAGAGCCGCCGTCTCGCTAGCGATACGCATGAAATATTCGTGCCAGCGGGTGGATGTTTCTAACCCAGTCATCGTCCGCTTACCCCGACGAAAACCGCAAACGCTATCAAAACAACCATCTGAAAAACCGTAAGAGCTAAAAGCATGCGCCGAGCGCCAAACTCTACGGGCTCAACGCTTGGCGGACCAATCACCCTAGGCCGGACCGCATGCTTGCGCAGCTCAGTGTAGGTTCTCAGACGATAGCTTATCGACCCTTCGGTGCGACCCAGCTTCTTTGCCATCTCTTTGGGTGAGCGTCCATTGTGCAGCATAATCATAAGTTGCTTGTTTTCGTCGTCCGACCACCGGGTTCGCGCTCTCTTAGGCTCAGGGCTTAGCGCCTCGAACGCGGTCCCCCAGACTGTGTCGGGCGTAGTGTGTCCATTCATTGCCATGATTGTTTCCTGTGACAGTGTTACACGGATAATAATTAAGCGATTTCGCTTAGGGTGGTTTCGCGGGCGCTAGTCCGCGGGTAAGCCGCCCGCGTCTAATCACGCGGAACGCTCTCCTAGGCCGAAAGAGCCCTGCCGGGTCATCCGGTGGGGCTCATTCGTCTCCGAAGATGAGCCAGCGCGAATCAACACCCAGCCCATCAGCGAGCTGAAGCAAGGTCCACATGTGCGGACCTTTCTCTGGAAACCGCTGTGAGCACGGAGACGACAGGTTTGTTACGGTAGCTCTGGCGAGGCCACAGTCCTTTGCCACTCTTTCGTAGCTCCGACCGGCGCTGGCCTCTTTGATCCTAACCCGCAGGTCGGCCATATAGCTTTGTCTGTGCATCTTCTTTCCTTGTGTTGGTGATGGCGTTGCGAGCTTAATCACTTGCCGACGCCTATTTTCAGTAGTCTAGCCTTCGCAATGGCGTGGCGCTCAAGGTGCCACTCTTGCCAACAGGCGTCGTGTATCAGTACCGAGGCTCCATGGCCGATTGGCATGATGACAAGCGTGCCGTGCGAGCTACAGCAGTAATCGCAGAGCCCTGACGCAGAGGGCGTCTGGGTCGTCATCGTCGCGCCATACTGTGCAACGACTAGGTTGAGCGCGATGTCTTTTGCGCGATCAAGCGGCGCATTCCCCGAAACTTCGATGACGTAGTTTTCGTACGTGCGCAGCCAGTAAGCGCCTTCGCGCGTTTCCGGGTGCTCTGTAGATTTCATTATTTTCATCCTCTTTTGGTGTAGCGCAAAAACTAGCGCGCAATGATGCGCAGGCAAACTAACCAAAACGACGCAGCCATTCTTTTAATTATATAAAACGTCAGGGTTGACAGGCCCGATATATATCGATATCGAAGGTTCTTCGATCTTCGATATCGATATATATCGGGACGCCAAGCTGCCCTGCTTTTGAGATATTATGATAATAGGTATCGATCCCGGGAAAACCGGCGCTATAGCAGTTTTTGATCGAGCGCGGGAAGCTGTTCACGACATCCCCGCTACCGTCGAGATGGTCTTCGATCTCGTTAACGGCTTATCTCCTAAAATCGCAGTCATAGAGCTTCAGCATCCTAGGCCTGGCAACGCCGTGGCATCCAGCGCAGCTATGATGCGTGGTTATGGTGAGTTGCTTGGCGTCCTCGCCAGCCAAGGGACGCGGGTCTATACAGTGCGACCGCAGGCCTGGAAGCGGCATCTTGGTCTGATCGGCCAAGATAAAAAGGCGAGCCTGTCACTGGCGCGCGAGCTGTTCCCAAGTCTGGAAGATCGTCTTTTGCGGCAAAAAGACCATGGCCGCGCTGAAGCGTTGCTTATTGGCCACGCAGGTATAAAGCTGTTCGATCTCTAACGATTGGACAGCAAAATGAACGGATTCGAAAAGCACGGCATCGACCACCTGTCAGCCTCGTCGATAAACCTTTGGACCAACGCCCCTGACGTCTGGGTTGCGGCCTACCTATTCAAAAAGCGCACACCTTTTGGCCCGGCGGCATATCGCGGCATCGTGATAGAGGACGCTGTCGTAGACTGCCTTACCGGCAAAAAAGACGCTGATGCAGCCAAGGTTGCCGCGGTTGAGCGCTTCAACAAGCAGTACAGCATCCAGGCCCTGACGGACGAAAAGGTCGCAAAGGAAGCCGATTTGATTCCGCCGATGGTTGACCTAGCGCTCGAAAACCTCGCCGGTTACGGCAAGCCGGAGTTTCCGCAAGGCGGAAAGCAGGAAAAGATTAGCATCACGGCCAAGTTTGACGGCTGGTCCATTCCGATCATCGGCTACCTCGACCTCGTCTTCCCCGACGAAGGCTCAGTTATTGACTTAAAAACGACCACTCGCGTGCCATCGAAAATGTCGGCAGAGCACCAGCTACAGCGAGCCATCTACCAGAGGGCAAAGAGCAACTACACCGTCCAGTTTCTGTACGTCAGCGGCAAAAAAACAAACCTGCTGGAGGATGGCGATGTAGATGATGTTTTGCTTCGCGCCAAGGTCATTATCAGCCGGATGGAGCGCTTTTTGACGGTGTGCGACAAAGAGACAGCTCGCCAGATCGTGCCGCTTACCAATAACTTTTATTGGACAGGCGGCGAAGCTCTTCGGCAAGAGCTATACGGCGTCTGACACTAACAAGGAAAAAAGGAAAAAGCATGCTTGATATCGATTTTGGCGCAGACATTGCGTCCGGCCCCTTCCTAAGCTGGTCTGCGAACGGAAGCCATGACGGCTCCATCGCCCCTCGCTCATTCAGCCTCCGCACTCGCGACGGCAAGGAGCCCGTCGATCTAAACAAGGGAGCGATAGTCGACGTGCGCTCGCTACAGACGGGTTGGCAGCGCTCGGACGGGATGTCCGGAATGGCCCCAGAGTGGATTTGGAATGACACTCCTAGCCGCTTCCGCGCCAAGCCGGAGGGGGATGGCTGGAAGCGCGGCTTCCGTCTCCCTGTGGCCCTAGGGGGCGATACAAGGGTGGTTTGGGAGCAGGCGGGCGCAGGTGCCTGGGAAGCGATTAAGCGCTTTATCGTTCAGCTCAACGATCTACCGGCAGACAAGATGCCTGTCGCTAAGCTGAAAGACGTTGAGGTTCTAAAGTTCGCACGTGGCGGCACTGTCGTTCCTATTCTTGAGTGCGTCAAATACGTGAGCCCTCCCGCATGCCTTACAGATGATGCTCAGGACGTTGCCCCCGCTGAGAGCAAGGATGATGACCTCGAATTTTAGGGGAGCAAAACACTAACAACGGGAGAGCGGCGGGGGCAACCCCGCCGCATTAGTAGATGCAACAGGACCTAGACGCAGCGCGTCAATTTCTATCAACTATTACCGAGGACTGGGCGGAGGGAGATCGCCTGAACATCAGGTGCATTGCCGCTCACGGCAAGATCACTCAAGACACATTTTCAGCCGATAGGTTGGACGAGGCTATCGCGTTCGCTGCGGCAGCGAACGACGGCGAATACAACGTGTACGCGTGCATCAATCCGGCTCGCACTCAGACGCAGTCGGCTCGCGACACCGATATCCGCCGCGCGCACTACCTGTACGTGGACGCTGATGACGGCCACGCATGGGAGCGCATTCAGAGCTTTGACGGCCCTGAGCCGACCATCCTGGTGCAGACCGGTACGGAGCCAGCACCTCGCGGCCATGCCTACTGGCGTTTAGAAGAGCCGATCACGAGCAACGAATTCCGCGAGGCGCAGGGTCGTCTGATCGACACCCTGCAAACAGACAAGGCTGTCCGCAACCCGAGCCGCGTGATGCGCGTGCCGGGCTTTGTCAGCTATCCCGACGAGCGCAAGCAGGCGAAAGGCTATACTCCAGAGGTAGTCAGCACGGTAAAAATGTTGGCCGAAAAGAGAACTTATTTGGCCAACATCGCTCCGGCTGTTGAGCAGCCAATGTTGGCCGAGAAAGAAATCTATTCGGCCAACGACAGCCCGCCCGAAACGATGCAGCAGTCTGCCTCGGTCGGTCTTATGAACATAGACTTCGGCCACGAAGGCCATGACTGGGATGCGCTCATGGCGCAGAGCCGCGCTCCTGGCCTGTGGCACCAGAGCGTCCTTAAACTTTCCGCTTCGGCCATCGCGAAGGGCATGTCCGCCAGTCAATTCATCGCGCAGTACGCCCAGGCGCTGACGCTCCCAGGCTATAGCGCTGAGCGGACGGCCAGAGAGCTTGACGTTATGTTGCGTGGCGCGACGGCTAAATACTCGCCAAGCAACCAAACGGCCCTGCCGCCGTTGCAGGACGCCGTTGTTGACGACGAAGATTTCGAGCGGATCAAGGCTGGGCTGGTGTGGGCACACGACATCACAGAGGTGGCGGCGTCGCCATACATCGTTAAGGGCATGCTGGCATCCAAGTCGCTGTCGATGCTGTACGGCCCCAGCAACAGCGGCAAGTCGTTCTTGGCGCTGCACCTCGCTGCGAGCATTTCCACTGGTGCTCCATGGTTCGGACGGAAAGTCGAACAAGCGCCTGTGCTCTATCTCGCCGCCGAAGGCGAATATGGCATCCGCAATCGCGTCCTTGGCCTGCGGCAGACTTTTTCCATCCCGGAATGGATGATGGCTTTCCGCTTTTCCGACATCGACTTCCTACACGGCTCGGACTGCTCAGAGCGCACGGCGAAAGAGCTGGACGTCATCGAGCGGCTAAGCGGCCTGCGTCCGTCGGTGGTTGTCGTCGATACACTTAGCCAGTCGATGGCTGGCGGCGACGAGAACGACCCAGCAGATATGACCAAAGTCATCCGCAACCTCGGTCACATCGCCCGCGAGTGCTCGGTCACTATTCTCCTGGTGCATCACTTGGGTAAGGACGCCACCCGCGGCGCTCGCGGCCACAGCAGCTTGCGCGCGGCCATCGACACAGAGATTGAAATCAGCGTGGGCGAGACTGGCGTGCGGACGGCTTCGGTTACGAAACAGCGCGACATGCCGTTTGGCGACCCGATTCACTTCACGCTGCAAAGCATCATTCTCGGCATGGATGATGACGGCGACGATATCACTACAGCCATGGCGATACAGGCCGACGCGGTCGATCTGGAGATGTTGGCAGAGGCGCAGAGGCCGCAACCCAAGGGCAACAATCAGATTGCCATCCGGGATGGCTTCTTTCAACTTCGCAACGATGGCGTAGGCGCAGCAAATCCCGGTGGCACGGGCTTTCCACCGGGGGGTGCATACTGGTGCATAGATGCCGATAAGCTTCAGGAGCACGTTATGGGACGGATCAGCGGCACAAAAGCCAGCTATAAGACCGCGTTCGATAAGCTGATTGCTATTGATTATCTCTGCCAGAACGATGGGCGCGTATGGATCGTGCGAGATGAAGGTCGGGTTTGATGAAGAAAGTATATCAAAACAAAAAGGACAGGCTGCTCTACGGCAAGCAACCGGTACACCACGTGGCCGTCGATGCCGCTCTTGCGCCCGTGGACCGCCTTATGCACGACATGGAAAGGAAGTGGGGTCAGGATCGACTGATCGGCTTGGTTAGCCCGGATACGGCTAGCAAGTTCGGATCGGCCTGGGCAAAGATGGAGGACGCCATTCACGAGTATATTCCAGCCGAGGTGATCAAGCGGGCTGGTTCGGTCTTGCGTGGCCTGCAAGCCATGGACGCAGAAGCGGAGGCGTCAGGGGCGGAACTTGCTCATGGCGGCGTGCTTCGCGCCGAGATGCCCAATGGTGAGCAATTTGGGATTCTGGTAGAAGGGTATGACTGGCGGGCCGCTCGCGAGCAATATCCTGATCTCCAGTTGTTTTCCATGCACGAGGTTGGCGTCGCCCTGCAACATATGCAGGGATGGCCCGGAGTCAGCGAGGTAAAGGCCGCCTTTCCTGGAGCGGAGGTAAAAAAAGTCCGCTCTCCAAAAACATACAATGACGAGGTCCCGTTTTGATGAGAGATGCAGGCATGGTGATTACGGAGCGCGCGAATACGCATGGCGATTTTCAAGAGAATGCGTATTTCGCGCAAGAGATGAAGCTGCTTTTCCGTGAGGCTCACGGCAACCTTTCGGTGGTGCAGCGCGAAGCTTTAGATATGATAGCGGCAAAGGTGTGCCGCATTTTGAGCGGCAACGCCAATGAGCCCGATCATTGGCTCGACATCGAAGGTTACGCGCGGCTGGCGCGGCAGAGGTTGGACGATGGCGAAGAAAAATCCACAGGCAAAAGCGCTGGCAAATAAGCTGTTCCGTCAACGCGTTGCCTGCGACAGAAAGCGCAGGCTAAAGGCTGGATATACGAAGCATAAGGCTTGCAAGCTGCTCGATAATGGATAATATCAGTCTTGCATCTAGTCCGCTTCTCCCAGCGGGCATCCTCCTGGTTGCTACCTGCCCCTGCCGCTTTGCGGTGGGGGCTTTTTCTGTGGTATGAACTTTTCCATCGGGGGTTTAATTATTTCCACTGGAGGCTCATTTGCAAATCGTAACCAACGCCGGGCTCACAGCCGCCTATATGGATCGGGTAACCGCCGATCAGTTGCCCTTCGCGCTGTCGCTCGGCATTAACAATACGATGCAGCGCGTCCGCGACGACGAAATCCGCAGGGCCTACGACCGGACGTTTAAGCGGCGGAGCGAAAACTTCTTCAAGCATACGCACGCCACCTTCCGGTCGAACAAATCTCAAGCAAAAAGCAACAATGGCATTATTCACGGAGCGATTCAGGCAAGCCATCTCCGTCCGCCACCAGGCCTTACAGACACGAGCCGAGAAAATATTCCCAAAAAGGGAAAGCCCGTTACGCCAGGTCAGATCGCTAGGCACATAACGGGCGGAACAAGAGTCCCGACCAAAGCCGCAACCGTTGCGGTTGCCTCGCGTTACCGAAGGAAGCCGGTAAACCGCGGCCCGTCTGGCGCGATAAGGAAGAGCCAGCGTCCCAAGGCGCTGATCCCAAAGTCCACAGTCTTTGTGACCGAAAAGGATAATGGCGTGCGTTTTATCATGCGCCGGACTGCGTCGGCGATTAGAGGTTCAGCGAACCGAAAAGCCAAGCGTGCGTCAGGACAGAGCGTCAAGAAGCTCCGCGACGAAACGCGCAAGGTCGAGACGTTGTTCGCGTTGCTGCCCAGCACCAAGATAAAGCCAACCTATAACCTTATGGGTGCAGCCATCCCGGCTCTCCGAAAGCGCTTGCCGCTGAACATCGGCGCGTCCATCGGTCGTGCGTTGCGCACAGCCAAGCCGGTCAAGGCTGGCATGGCTGGAGGTCGTGCCTTGGTCAACGTCAACTGAACTTTTCCACTGGTGGTCTGAGCTTTTCCACTGGTGGTCGCTGAGCTTTTCCACTGGTGGTCAATGCTGCGTTGCAGCATGCAAAATGCTGCGTTGCAACATGGAAAATGTTGCGACAATCTGACCGCCTTAGCCGCTGCCTGCCGCTGCCTAGCCCGCCGCTGCCTATCGCTGCCTGCCGCTGCCTAGCCCCCCGCTGCCTCTAGCTGCCTGC